TCATTCTGATCGTATAGGTGAAAGATACCCCATGTCTGTATAACACTGTAGTCTGCTGTGTTAGATGTAGAGAAGGCTGTATCAAATGTTTGTATTACAAAGTCACAGGAGGGTGGTTCGTCATACTCCCAGTTCTGTAACCATCTCTTTTTTATGAGGCCACCCTCTTCAGGGGTTGGATCTTGCATGTAGAGAGCGTTCCAGTAGCGGCTACCGTTGGATGCTTTGATTTCATTCTCGTCTACTTTCAGTACATGATCTGGTTTCCACTCAGGGAAATAGCTAGACCCTACAGGTAAGTCCAGTAGTTCTGATGCATCATCATCAAGCCATGCAGGTATCTTGACTACATCCCACGGTATTGTTTCATAGTCTGGCATGTTCTCTTGTTGCTTTAGTAGCCATCCACACAGATCATCATAGTGGTATCTGGTATTGATTATGACAATAGCTCCGTTAGGCATGATACGTGTGCGTAGTCCAGCAGGATACCACTCCTTAATAAACCTTCTACCTGCACTGGAGATAGCATCTTCTTCAGACATTGCATCATCTAGGATTGCTACATGCGCTCCTCGTCCTGCTATCTGTGATCTAACACCAGCCGCATAGTATGTTCCTTCATGGTTTGTCTTCCACTTACCTGCTGCTCGTACATCACTACGAAGTGCCACACCACGAAATACCTTTTGAAACATTTCCATATTAACAATATCTCTGACGGACCTACCAAAGTCACTGGCAAGCTGATCACTATGTGATATAGTTAATAGTTCGTGTTTGGGGTTTCTACCTATGTACCATGCAGGGAATAGTTTGGAACAGACAACAGACTTTGATGAACGTGGTGGTAGGAAGACCATCAGTCTTTTTATTTCACCATTTTCTACCTGTTGTAGTTTATCTGATATTATTTCTATATGTCTTCCCATCTTAAAGTCAGACACAATAGTAGGGGCGACCAAACGTACAAAGGATAAGAAGTCATCATTACATTGTAGCTCTATCTGTTGAGACAACAAGGCTTCAAGGTTGATGTAAGACTCTATGTAGTTACTCTGTAGATTACTATTTAAGTTTTCCATAGTATTATTATAACACTTATTAGTAAGTTTCACAATAGGTATATTATAAATATATATAAAAAATATATCATAGTAACTAAATAGTAGGCCCACTGTGTTAATTATGTCACATATATGGTTATTGATGATAGACCCTAGTATTTTTCTAAATATTTAAGTGTTCTATTTTATATATATATGTGTAGGCGCAAATTTGCACCCGCCCCCCGCACGATAGACCCCCCAAAAACCTCAGAAATCTAAGGAAACTACTATATATTTCGTAGTAGAGTATCTTACGATACTACGAAATAGATAGTAGAGTATCTAAAAAGGCTCCACCAACTGGTCCTTGACAATTCATCCAGAGGATGTCTAGTGTGGCTTTTCTGCAACTACTACGTAGTTCACCAAGCCTTACCAAGTCCTTGAAAAGCAAAGCTTTTCTAGTCAACTGTCAAAGATGCAAAGCAGCTATGCTTTGACGATATGGCTAAAGCCATGATGAAGCTTGACAAGGCAATTTGATGAAACTAAGTTAGTTACTCTGTAGTGAAGTTCTTACGAACTACAGAGTAACGTAACTTAAACTTTGGAGATTGAAATGATTTACATCTGGATCAACGAAGATGGTGAATGGTCTCCTCATATGTCCTTTCAGGACAATGAGAAAGACGAAGCAAAGTTTGAGGTTAAAGACCTCAAAAAGCAAGGTTACGATCCTGAATATGGCCCATCGTTTGATTAACTAAGTAAGTCCTCTGTAGTAGAGTATCTTACGATACTACAGAGGACGTAACTTAAACTGGAGATTTGCTATGACAAACATTGAACAAGTTAACTTTGAGTTGTCGCAAGACAACATCAACGTAGAAGTTTCCATACTTGGAAACACCGCTGAAGTACGTGGCCCAGACGGTCATATGATCTTTGCATTGGATGCTGAAGATTTATCTTCAGAGGAAGTTATCCGTAACTTGGAGGTGAAATAAATGTTACATGTTTGGTATTCATGGTCCGTAGATCCTAAGTCTAGTATGGACTGGTCACATCATAAATCTTTTGAGGATACTCAAATGAAGGAAGCTAAACTTGAGGTTGAATACCTCAAGAAACAAGGGTTTAGCGATGTGGAAGTAGAACAAACAAAGTTTGATTATTAATTGGAGATTAAACAAATGAAATTTGTAGCATATAGTTTGATGTTCTGTGGTGCTGCTCTAAGTAACATGGTACTCTATACCATGTTCTTAGGAGCAGATGGTGTAGATTTTAACGATATTATTCTTCTAATAATATCAATCATTGGCTTCATGACCTTCATAGTAGGCGCAGCAACGCTGCGGATGGTCACAAAGCCGCCCATGACCCCACGGGAGGTGAGGTTACAACGCCGTCAAAGACGGCGCAAAGCACTGGCAAGAATATAAGTAAGATACTATGTAGTGAGTTCTACGAACTACATAGTATCGTAACTTAAAGTTAGACGAATGAGTATAAACATGGTTAAGCCAGCAAACGTCTATAAAATTAAGACGCTGGTAGGTTTACAGAGAACCTTCACTAGAAATCTCTGAAACTAAATGGAGGTTGCTATGCAACTAAAACAAATTGGAAGTAACATGACAGAGTTATCTCTTCCAGATAACTTGTCAGTCTTATTCAGCTACGAAACACCCGTAGCAGGATGGGATCAAGACGGACCATTTAAAACTAAACAGTTTTATAGCAGAACTACCAGCAAACATATTAATAAATATTTTGATGGTCAGACTGATCCCCGTCTTGTTTCACAAGATTACATTAACCAACTAACGGAAGGATAAACAAATGAAGACATTTGAAGTAATGACCAACAGTGACGGTAGTTCATGGGCTACCGTTAAAAAAGGTAAAGACGTATGGGAAAAGCTAGTTAAGACTGGCGCACCCATTCGCATCAACTACCTTAGTGGTAGTTACAAAGTCATTCGCAATGCTGAGAATTTACCCAAAGACTTCCCAGCATCAGCGAGAGCTTAATAAGTTGTAGCCCTACAGTAGAGTCTTACGATACTGTAGGGTTACTACTTAACTTTAACACAATGGAGATTGCATTATGAAAACAGCTAAACTTACACTTCGTGTAAACGCCAAGTCCCCTAAATATGGCTACGGTTTCCACCGTACCACTAGCGGATGGCGTATTGACGTACCCTATCACAGTGTTTCCGTTTTCAACGGAGGTGCTAACCAAACTGTACGTTCCACTAAGAGTGGACTACGGTGGATTGTAGAGAATAACCGCAAGAACAAAGTTCGTGTGGCCCATAACGTAGCATGATGATCTCCAACTGGGGTGGTACTTCACAGTATCACCCCACTTTTTTTAAGGATTAAACTAATGTTTAAACGTGACCAATCGTTAATTGAAATGTACGCCAAACAATCACCAAAGCACACTGAAATGGTATGTGCATTTGTAATTGCCAGCATCCGCACACATACCAGCAGACTACCAAAGATTATGAACTCTTATCGTAAACGTGGCAGGAATGGATTGTCTGAACTAATGCCTAGACAACAAGAAGGCATCTTGTATGCACGTAAACACCGTCAATGGTTATTCAACCTTGTTGAACGCTACCGTGCTGGTGGTATCACCACAGAAGAAACTCTGCTAGAGTTAATGACAATACCATGTATTGGTTTAGTCAAGGCTGGCTTCTTGCTACAATGCCTCACTGGTACAGTGGGTTGCCTTGATTGCCACAATCTACGTAAGAATGATATGCCAGAAAATGCTTTCAATATGTCACACAATAGGGTGACAGAAGCTAACCTTCGCAAAGTAAGACGGTATGTGCAAACTTGTGAGGAGCTTGGCGGTAGTGAAGTATTGTGGAATGAGTGGTGCGATGCTATGGCAGACCGCTACACCACATTTCAAGACGGCAACGCCGTATCATTCCTACATAGCCAAGCCATTGCTGGTATCAACTAACAAACAAGGGTTCTACAGTAGAGTATTAACGATACTGTAGAACCCATTGTTTATATTGGAGATTGTCATGGTAGATTATATCATAAAAGAATATTGTGATTGTCAGATGGGTATGCGAGAGCAAGGTCCGTGGCCTTCTGCTAAACTACTGGAGTGTCAAGACTGTGATGGTAGAGGTGTTCATATCTATGAAGACTGGGGTCATGACATGGGAGATATTGCAAGCAATTATCCCAAGGCTTTCCTAATCCAAGAGGTTGAGAAATGAAAAAGATTATACATATAAACCAACACGTTATTAAACGTAACGCAAAGACTGGTGAAAGAGAGCCAGTTATTACAGTGAAGACCTATAAGGACAATACCTACGGTCATGAGGTTATAGTAGATGGCCCATGTAAAATAGTATATAGTCCTGATAAGCCACTGAATTGCGGAGCAAAGGTATGGATAGAAACAATGGATGAAGTCCATGTTAAATAAGTTATTTTATACCTTGATCTTTACGTGTATTGTTGGTATAATATTATCAATAATAATATCCATTAATCATTTAATATTATGGTAAGGAGATAACAATGAGCCATTTATTAAACGATCAAGCCAAAGAGAATTGGTTTGAACAAGCACTAGAGTATGGTCTTACAGACCAAGATGCAGAAGACTTTGTTGACTGGAACATGGACAACCAAGGTTATGGTAGCGTAGCTGATTATGTATATCAGTATTTACGTGAGGACTTAACACCAAGAGGTGTTATAATTAATATTAATACGTAACTCAGAAGGTTTTTAAGACGTAACTAAGGGAGTTTTTATATGAAAATATTATCACTAACATTAGTAGTGCTACTGAGTGCTTGCACACCTGGATGGGAAGCTGCCCACAAAAATGGTAAAGCAGAGTATGTGTGGATAGGCTGTCATGTAGTGACAAATAGTCCTACAGATGGAGCGTATGCCATTGGTCCCTTTGTTGATTTAGAAAAAGGTTCTTACTTCTACTTCAAACAGGTAGGACATGATGGTAAAGTAGGAGAGGTTGTAACTGGTGAGCCTTGTGGGTAACATAGATAAAAATTATATTAAAGTAGATATAAAAAATATCTATGAATTAATAGGTATGTGTGAGTACTTTAATCACTGTACCATTTTCTACTCATCACTTAATTCCAGTTCAAGTGGTAGTGGTAAACAGATTTTAATGACAGGTATTAAAGGTAAGTTACTAGAATTATTAACCACTCATTCTGAAACTAAAGGAGAAAGCGAATGAACATGGACATCCACAGAGTATCTGACATACAAGTTAAACGTAATGAGTTTGAAACTTTTCAAACTGTTAGTGTATCAGTCTTCACCAAAGATGGTGAGGAACATAAGCTAACCTTATTCACTGACAATAAGCTGGAGTTAGAGGAGAACAATGATTAACTTTGTCACATGGCAGTCTGAGTTTGATACCTTTGATATCATCTGGGACCGTGACAAAAGCATTAGGTGTGTGGGTCTTAGGGTAGGAGAGTATATGTCTTTCCAAAACCATGAGACTCTCACACTCAATGATGCTTTTGATGTAGCGGAAGAAGTATTAACTATACTCAAGGAGTATATCAATGACGAAGACCCACCGCCGTATAGCGAGGAGACGAAGCACCTCTGCTAAGTCTTTGGAACTAAAGCAATTTCAACAGAAGATTATGCCCAATAAAAAGAAAGATATTATTCCTGATTTAGACTTTCAAGATGAACAAGATTGTGGTATAATAGAAGATAACCTGAAAGGAGAAGTTTAAAATGCAATTAGGTTTGAATTTGAATCTAGAACCTTGTCAAAATCACGAGGCAAAGCGTTTAGCTAACGACCTCTGTGAGTATGAGGGATGGATAAATTGGGATGCCGCATATGAATTTGCATGGCAAACTATTGAAGGAGAAAGCCAATGAACGTACCTGAGTTTGACACCTATGGAGATGTAAAAAAGTTTTTACGTACTGGTGGTGATGCATGGTATTATAACATGGTAGAAGAATACATGGACATGATAGCAGGTGATGTTATTCTTGATGAGGAGTTCGATGTTGAAGAACTTAATGGATGGATTGAAAATGAACTCAACAGCGTACAGGAAGGTTATGAGGATTATGTTGATAGCCAACGATATTGATGCAGTAGAAAATGCAATGGAGATACTCTCTAAAATACAACTAAATGGAGAGATAAAACTAAAGGAGTGTACAGAAATACCAGAAACCATTAACCAACTTAACGAACTCTTAACTGAACTCCAAAGAAGGAATGACTAATGTTTGACCATACAAAGATTGACTTTGAAGTAGAGAAGTTTCCCCTCATCCAAAGCTATGAAGATTACGAGGGGTTTAGCACTCAAGATAAAGTGCCGTCTGATATTGGTGTAGGTCTACGCCGTAAGGATACTAAGCAGGTGCTTGGCATTGTGTCAGAAGACTATGCTATCACACAGTACGATGAGATTGTGAACGGTGTAGAAGAAGCACTTGCATTAGCACAGGTAGACACCACAGATGCAGAGTTTACCACAAAGGTACATGATGGTGGTGCTAAACTAGAACTACGTGCTAAGTTTCCTGCCCATGCCATGTCTATGAGGAATGGTTCAGATGTTGTTGAACCTGAGTTCTGCTTTCGTAGCAGTCACAATAGGACATGGGCTAACAACGGTATGATGGGACTGTGGAGACACAGTTGCTTCAATACCCTGGTCAGTGGTGACAAGCTGGCCTATGTATATGGTAGGCATACCAAGAACTTCAATGTCCCTGCCTTTGCCTCTAAGATACAGAAGGCTGGTGAGTTTATCTCTGGCACTGGACTGGATCGTATGCGTGACTGGTATGATACTACCATCACCCGTGATGAAGCGATCAACCTGTTCACCAAGACACTGGCTGTACGTACCAACAACGTGACACGTAAGAAAGAACACAATAAGGTAATGCTATCTAACCTTATGAAAATCTTTGACGAAGAGAACCGTCACTTGCATGGTAAGGGGCTGTATGAATCGTATGGTGAGCGTGATAACGGTACGCTCTGGTCAGCATACAATGCTGCTACATACTGGTCTTCGCATCCCAACAGCAAGCGAGGTGCAGACCATAACGTAAAGGTTAACCGTGAGGATCGTGTTCGTAAGATGCTACACTCTAATGAGTGGACTGGTCTTGAAAGTAAGAGCATGGCACTAGCGGCATAGAACGTGTCCTGTAGCAAGGACTAGTCTGGCAGACCACCTGCGACGATGAGAAGTGAGGTAGCACTCACAAACAAAGGACTAACACTGTTACGTGTCGGACACTGGGGCCGTTAGAGAGAGCGTGGATAGAGCTAGTCTAGCCCATGATACATTGCGAATAGTCTAAACTTAGACCGCATTAAATGTATTATGAGAATGAAGCGCATCTCTTACCAGTAACTTTTATGGGAGAAATATAATGGGGCTAGTATTAGCATTACTCTATTGGTTAGCAACATTTATATTTTTAATTGCAGTACTTTGGGCTTTCTACACTAGGAAATAACATGGCAAAGAAAATACAAAATACATTTGATCCTTCACTCAATAGAGTTAAGAAGCGCACATCTATTGGGCATAGTGTAAGATCAAAACCAAACAACAAACATAAACGTGCATCATTCAAACGATATAGGGGGCAAGGAAAGTGATGGATTTATTAATTTTAATAATAAAAATATTAGCTTTTTAATGACATATATTATTACACAATCAGACTATGTAAAAGTAAAAGACCTTTCTGAAATAGATGTTATGGTAGATGAAGTATCTGAACGTACTAAGTTTTTCTCTTCAAGAGAAGAAGCAGAGCTATCCCTTATGGATGAGGGTATCTTCCCTACTGGCGGGGTCTTTCCTTTTAATATTAGAATACAGAGGATACAATGATAGGAAATATATTTAAAACTATATGGTATCTAATTATTAGTTTTGTATTTATGTGGTTTATATATATAACATCTGTTGCAATAGTAGCTACTTTTATGCCATCAATTTTAAAATACTATCCATAATGTAAGGAATACATCATGAGAAATTTGTTATATATTCTTATGTTAACATCTATTATTTTTATATTTAAAATCTCAGTGGTAAAAGGTGAAGAGAAAGAGATAGCCTGTCTAGCAGAGGCAGTATACTTTGAAGCACGATCCGAAGGTATATTATCTCAGCTAGGTGTGGCTGTAGTAGTATTAAATAGAGCTAATCTACATGACTATCCATCTAATTTATGTGACGTAGTACATCAAAGTAAGCTATGGAACGGTAATCCAATACGAAACAAGTGTATGTTTTCTTATTGGTGTGATGGTAAGCCAGAAAGAATAAAAGATCATGATGCATATGAAAGAAGTTTGTTTGTATCTAAGCTTGCCTTGAATGGTGTAACAATAAAATATATTCAAGATGCTACGCACTACCATGCACAGTATGTCAAACCCTTCTGGTCTACTAGTCCTAGATTTAAAAGATTAGTCCGATTAGGTAGCCATATATTTTATCTTGACACTAAAGCTAAATAGGATTATAATTATGATGACTGAAAGAGAAAGATTAC